TGAACAACGCGAACAAATGTTCGATGCTTTCCTTGGATATGAAGCTGTCCATGTCCAGCGTGATAATCGCCTCTGTAGTGGGCTCAAACTGCTCGAGCATCCTCGTGAGAACCTGACTCCAGTAGGCTCCCTGCCCGAGCGTCGGGCGGATGTGCAAGGGCATCATTGCTTCGATGAAGCCGAACACGTTGATGAGTGGCCCGAAACGCGGGCCGCTGAGTACGGCCTCCACGCGGAGATCAACCTTCGTATCGCCAACCTGAACGAGCATGCGGGCACTCCGTAAAAAGAGAAGCGGCGGGTGTGACTTGTGCCACACCCGCCGCCTAGATTGCCCGACGTGTCAAGCCGATCAGCCGACCGCCTGCGTGATCACGCCCTTGTCGCCAGCCGAGATCGGCCCGGCCTCGCCCTTAGAGAGGCGAGCCACGGTCACGACGCCCACCGTGCTCACCGGCGTGCAGAACACCGTGAGGTAGCGACGCTTGCCGCGGAGATCGACATCGAAGCGGTGGGCATAGCCCACATTCGAGCCGGTCGTGCTGCCCGCCGCCACCGTGAAGTCGGTGCCAGCGACGAAACCGCTGATGTTCGTCTGGCCGGAGCCGGACGTATCAGACTGAGCCAGACGCAGAACCACGGCCGCCGTCGCTGCGGTGGCCGCAGCAGCGGTGAACGGGCTGAACGCCACGTCGATCGAAGCGTGGGCGAAGCCGATCGTGTCGATCTCGAGCGAGTGCGTGGCACCGGCCGCGACCGACACTTCGACCTTCTCAACAGTCTTTGAAGCTGCAACGTGATTCACTGTCAGATTCTCCTAGAGAGGGTGTGTGTATCAGCCGAACTTGAGGGCCACGACCGGGCCGGCCTTGGTGGTCGATCCGAGGTCGTTCACGACCATCGCATTCCGCGTGGTGGCGAAGGTGAGAGTCTGATCGAACTCGATGTACCGCTCGCTGGCGGTCTTGATCGAGATGGCTCGACGCTCGCCGAAGATCGCGGCCTGGCTGAGATCACCGAAGATCGCAGCACAGCCACCGGTCGTGCCGGTGAGCCGGCTCTCCATCGACTGCACGAGGGTCACAGGGTAGCCCAGGAACGTCTCGCCGAAGCCAGCAGCGACGTTGTCGGTGCTGTTCCCGCCCGCGTTGGACGAGCCGCCCGGGAGCATCGCGAGCCGCAGCATCGCAGAGCCCCAGCCAGCCGGCGAAATGTACCACCGAGCGTTGCGGCTGCGGGCGTACATCGGGAGCCGAGCCAGAAGGTCGGTGAAGTTCTTCATCGTGAGGTCGCCGAACGTCTGGTTGCTCGTGGCGGTCACGACCGAACCGGAGTAGGCCGACTGCAGAATCTTCGTCGCCACGCCTGTCACACCGTGGTAAGCAAGCGAGCCGTCACCGATGAACCCGGCGTTGTCGAAGGCTTCGCTGAACGCCTGGGCCGTCTCAACGGCCATGGCATCAGCAAGATCAATCACCGAGTCTTCGAGCAGCGAGTTCGAGGTGCGGTTCGCCACGCCCCAAATCTTCGCCGTCAGTTCGACGTTGTCGAAGGTCACGTCCGATGCCGTCACCTCGACGTTCTCGCCAACCGGGCGAGCCGTGAGGCCACCCGTGCGACGAGCGTAGACGAGCGTGTCGGAGTTCATGTTGACGCGCTTGGCGTACTGCGGGAACACGCCAAACTCTTCGACGAGCCGGATGATCTCGCTGGAGAGCTCAGGGCTCGTGAGCACACCGCCGAGCGAGTTCACGCCGCCGGCCTGAACGCGGGTTTCGACGTTGTGATCATTGCACCACCGGCGAGCTTCGGCATCGCCGAACACGTAGCCCTTGATGTGCATGCCCGCACGATACGCGGCTTCCGACGAGCGGAAAGCCTTCAGGGGGCCGTGCGACTTCGGCACGGCGTACTCACGCTTTTCCACGGCGGTCTCCTCGGTCTCGGGGGCGGGGGCAACAGCCTTCACCGGAGCGGCACGCTCCAGCACGCTGCGGAGCTCGAGCTCCTTGGTCTGAACGCGCTGCAGGAACTCGATCCGCTCGCGGAGCTTGTCGGCCTTGCCTTCGAGCGAACGGAGGGAAGCCTCCTGCTCTTCGGTCATCGGGGCCGCCTCTTCGCCCTCGGGGGCGTCTTCGGTCATCGCTTCCATCTCGGCGACAACGGCAGCCAACTCGTCCAGCAGAGCTTTGAGCTTCTCGACAGCCACGGGCGATCTCCTCGTGTACGGGGGTCGCGGCGGCTTCTCTGCCGTCGCTCTACCCTTGAACGTATGGAGACAGCCCCGCAGCCTTGCAGCACACGCAATGCGGGGCAGTAAAGAAGGGCTAGGCCGCTGGCTTCGCGCGACGCACTTCAGCGGCTGGCAGCACGTGCTTGTCGGTCGCGCCGCAGCGACATCGCAAGTACCGAATTTGGTACTCGCCCTGGCGTTGACTCGACGCCACGAGCAACTTCCCGACGCGGCAATTCGGGCACGAATCGCCTGACTTAGCGGCCATGCTGCCTCAAGAAATCACGGTAAAACTGCGACCGCGTCTCGATGTACTTGCGGGCCTCAACGTGCCGCTGCCGCTCTTGGCGGAACGTGTCGAACGACCGCTGTGCGACTTCAAGCCCGCCGTCGCCGTAGGCTGGATAGGTGCAGGGGCCGACATCGAGGAGCGAATCCACCGCGCGGATGGTTCTGACGCTCTGCCCCTCCTCGATCGCCCACTCATCGCCGCCTTTGGCGATGGTGAACGCGAAGGAACTTCCGAGCACGATCCCGTCGCGGATGTTGTTCGCCAGATCGCGGCCGTAGGTGGAGTCGGGCACCGGGAACTCATACCGCAGACCGACCTCGTCCACGGTCAGCGAAAGCGTGCGCGGGTAGCGGGCGAGCGGATAGTTGCTGTCGTGGTTGAAGAGTGCCCGCGTCTCGAGCTTCTTCTTCCGGCCGCGCCGCTCCGAGACGAGCCCGAACGCTGCCGGGTCGATCCGCTCATAGAAATCACCAAGCAGCAAAGAGCGGACGCCGAAGCGGGCCGCGTAGCCGACGATGTATTCCTTCTCGCCTTCACCCTCGATGCTTCGCTTTTCGACTGCGAGCAGCGGCACAGCGGCGTCGGCGTTCTCTTCGATCAACAGGCTGCGGCGTTCAACTGCGTTGCTCATCGTTCTCTCCTCGTCTGCGGCGTCGATCTGACGCGTGAGTTTGCTGGCCCATGCTTGCCCGGGATCTCCGCCCCACAATGCCCAGGCGATCCGGCCCGCGCTCGGGAAGCCGTCCTCGCCGGGACTCCACCCTTCTCCCTGCTTGTCCACCTCGTGTCGGGCGAAGTACGAAGCCATTCGCTTCGCGGTGTCGGGGCTGATGTTCGTTCCGTTCGACAGGTCGCGTGCGCGGGCCACGCCGACTGCGGTTCCGCCACGGTTGAACTCGCTGCGCCACGCGAGACCCTTCGCGGCTTCGTCGCGGACGCCACCCGGCGGCGTGAAGTCGATGTGGTCATACTTAGCCGCCACGCTTCCTCCCCTTCCGCTTCGGCTTTTCGTATGCCTTCTCCTCGACGGGCGGCTCCGGCAGCGGGTCGATCTTCGTGAGCGTCGCGACCTTGTGCCCGACTTGCGTCTCGGTCGCACGCCACCCGCCGCTCACCTCTTCGTACAGCGTGATGAGTGCGGCCGGGTCTTCTTCGCTCGCGTCGATCTTGAAGTCGGTGTTCGGAACATCGAGCGTGCCGTAGTCCATGACGTGATCAATTCGCCCGCGAGCACGACCGCCCGACGAGTCCCACGACACGAAGTCGCCTTCCGCAACGCTGCCGGGCTCGGCCCGGGCTTCGCTGCTCGCAGCCTCCGCGACGGGGGCGGGCGCGGGATCAACCGGAGCCTCGCTCGGCATCGTCTCATTCACGCCGGCAAGAATCGCCGCGATCTGCTGCGCGTTGATGCTCGGGAACGACGCCGCGATGAGAGCCGCCGCACCTTCCTTCGTGATGAGGCCAACAGGAACTTGCGAGATGATCGCGATGAGCCCTGTGATCTGCGCACCGTTGAGGCTCACGTCGGCGACTTGCGGCGCGGCTGGCTCCGCTGGTGCCGCCGCTGCGTCTGCCGCTGCCAGCCCGCCTTCGACCGCCTGTCCGTCGATGCCGCTCCCCGGCTGTTGCTGCGCGAGCACGTCGGTTGCCGTCGGCTCCTGGCCCAGCGTGCCCATGTTCAACGGGCGGTAGCGGGTGTCGCCGCCTTCGACCGGGTTGAGTCCTTCTTCGGCTCGGATGTCGTTCGTCGAGTAGACGCCCAAATCCCACAACTGACGATACAGCCCGGAGCGGCTCGTGGAGTCGGCCCGAAGCATGAAGCGGGTATCGAAGGAAACCTCGAAACGGTCATCCTCGACGATCAGATCGCGAGTGAATGCAGACTCAAAACGCCGCAGCCACGGCATGATCGTGTCGGTAAGGAACTCCTGCGACGATGATTCAAGCGACCCTGGCGGCATCGCCCCGGCGGCTTGAATCTTCCAGGCCGGCACGCGCCAGAGTCGGCAGATTTCCTCGATCTGAAAACGCCGCCCCTCAAGCCACTGGCTGTCGGTGTTCGTGTTCTGCGGGAGTCCGAACGGCTTGAGCCCGCCGGTGAGTACGGCCGTTTTGTGGGAATTTCCAACGCCGCCGTGCTTGCGGTCCCACTGGCTCGCGAGCGTCTCGCGGGCTTCGGCGTTGAGTTGCCCCTCGGTCGACAGCACGAAGCCGGGCCGGGCACCAGCGGCAAAGTACCGCGCCCCGTGGAGTTCGTAGGCCCGAGCCAACGCGATCGCGTCCTTGCACGTCTCGACCGGCGACAGCCCGTTGATGCCGTCTTCGGAGAGCCCGCGAATGGCGAGGATTTGCTCTTGGTTGTAGAGCGTTTCCTGCCCCTTCTCTTCGCGATACTTGTAGCGGAGCTTGCCGTTCTCCAGCCGCTCGGTCTTCATCCGCGACGGGTGCAGCGGCACCAGTTGCTCAACCGCCCCCGACTGACCCGACACAATCTCGCAATACGCTTCGTTGTAGAGCCCCAGGTGGAGCATCAACTGGCAACGCCACTCGAACGAAGTCTGCCAGCCATTCGGCTGGAGGTTCAGTCGGCGATAGAGCGGGAGCTCGGACGCCCGTCGCTTGCCGCCGTCACGCATCCGCTCGAGCACGTGGAGAGCAGGCGTCGCCACCGCCTCCGCGAGAACGCGAATGCACGCAAACACGGTCGAGACCATGAGCGCGTTGTCGGGGCTGATCCGCACGCCGGCCGACGAGCGGCTGCCTGCGTCCTCGTCCCACATGCGTTCCTCGCCCGGGAGCCAGAGGATGCGGTGCTCGTTTTTCGCGATCATAGGAAGAAGATTTCGGGGGCTGCGGAGTGCTGTTCGTTGCCCAGCCACACGGCGAGGGCTTCGCACGTCGCGATGATTCCGTCGATCCGCTCGGTGCTCTTGCTCTTGCTCGGGAAAATCTCGCCCTTGCTCGTCTCGTGGCACACGGTGTTGTTCGCACACCACCCGAGCACCGGGTGCCCGGCATGCCGAACTTTGCCGCCGGTCACGAGATTTTCGAGGGAGCGCATCGGCGCGGACATGGCCCGGCCGCCTTGCGGAAATCCTCGCACTTCCACCCCATCCCCTTGCAGCATGTTCGCGAGCATCTGCCCGTTGTGCTTCAAGTCCACCGCCAGCGTCCGCACCTTGTATTCCTCGCAGATCGCGAGAATGTCGCGATGCAGCACCGTGTAGTCGGTGACGTTTCCCTGCGTCACGCGGATGTGCCCTTCGCGTACCCACGACAGGTAATCGACCTTATCGCGGTTCGACCGCTCCACCGCGTTCGCCTCTGGTATCCAGAAGAACGGCAACAGATCGACCGACCCGTCGCTCGGGTCTGGGCAGGCGAGCACCAGGGCGGTGAGGTCATACGTGGTCGCGAGATCGAGCCCGGCATACACTGGGCGGTCTCCGAAAGGCCGCAGCGGTTCGCCGCACGCAGCCCACGCATCCGGCTTGAAGAACCTCCCGTCGGGAGCGCTCCAGACATTCAAGGAATATCGGAGAAAACGCCCGAGCTTTCGCGGGTTGGTCATCGCGTCTTGATAGTCGGCCGCGAATTCGTCTTCGGGGAACACGATCCCGAGCGAAGGGTTCGCCTTTCGCCACACGGCCGGGTCGCCGATGTCATCGCCATCGTCTGGGCGGGCCGCGTAAATCTTCCCGTAGAAAGTCGGGTTCGACTTCGGGTTCGCCATGACCATCTCGCAATCCTGCCACCACTGCCAGCCGATTCCGGTGCGGCTGTCGCCAGCCGTGGAGATCGCCATCACGAGGCCGTTCCGAGTGGCTCGCGTGGCGTAGATCAACGCATCGACCAGATCCGGCGTCTTGTGCGCATGGATTTCATCGACGATCACTTTTCCATTGAGCCCCTCGTTGCGAAACGCGTCGGCGGAAAGGCAGCGGTAGTAGTTGCCGTGCTCCTTGTTGACGATCACCGAACGCGAGTCGATCACCTCGAGCACCTTTGACAACTCGGGCGACGCCTGAATGCTCTTCGCAACCATCCTGAAGATGATCCGAGCCTGTTCACGATCCACGGCCGCGCCGAACACGTCGCTGAGAGGGAAGTCAGCGACGAGAAAATACTGCGTGAGCCACGACATGAGGCTCGATTTCGTATTCTTTTTCGGAACGAATAGCCCGGCTTTTCGATAGCGCCGCCGCCCATCGGGGTGCTTCCACCCGAAGACCGGCTCGATCAGTCCTGTCTTGTGCCAGTCGAGAAGTTTGACGGGGTGGTTTCGCCCGTCATCGCCGACACGCCGGCAGAAGGTCTCGATGAACTTGATCACGCGAGCCGCGCCGGCTGGATCGTAGGCGAACCCATCCACGTACTCGGGCCGCTGCTTCCAGGGTTCAGCCGGAAGGCTAGCTGGCGTTTTCGTTGAGGAAGCTCGCGAGCGTGTTCTGCTCTTCGGCATGGTCAACCTTGATGCCGGCGCGGCCGGATGGAGTCAGCCCGAACTCGCGTTCGATCTGCAGGAGGTCGGCGTGGTATCCCCGAATCAGCGTGGCCTCCGGCGTGGTTGTCCGCCGGCCACTCGCGATCTCTGACGAGAGCCCGGCACCCTTCACGGCGGCGTAAGCCAGCATGTAGAGCTCCCAGGCAATGCAGTACCGCGTGAGCGTTTCAATGTCGGCGTCGGTGAGCACCTTCATCGCGGCGAGTTGCGGAGCCCTGCGGTTCCACATTGTGAGCGCGTGGCCCTCGAGGATTCCCGGCGGCGCGAGCGAAGCGTCGCTCGGACGCGGCTCACTCGCGACTTTCTCCTTCAGATTTTCCTTGCTCGGGTTGCCGCGGAAAATCTTCACTGCGGTCGGTTGTGTCTTCGGTCCTCGACGCCCCACGCGTGCCTCCGTTTTGTGCAGTCCAAAAAACAGGGTCAGAAACTCCCGCCGTCGAGCGTTGCCCGGAACAGTTGCCTTCCT